GGTCTTGACCGCCTTTGAAGAGACCAACGTGATGATGGACAAGCACATCGTGCGAACCATCCCTCACGGTAAATCGGCCCAGTTCCCGGCGACCTGGAAAACCGACGCGGCTTACCACACGCCGGGGAACGAGTTGACCGGCTCCCAGAAGGTCGTCCACGCCGAGCGGATCATCAACATTGATGACCTGTTGGCTTCGGACACCTTCATCGCCAACATCGATGAGGCCAAAAACCACTACGATGTCCGGTCGATCTACTCGTCCGAACAAGGACGGGCACTGGCAAGGAAGGCCGATAAGCAGTTGCTGCAAATCGGTATCCTGGCAGCCCGTGCGTCCTCAACCGTTACCGGTGGTTTCGGCGGCTCTCGGTTGGTCAACGCCAACTTTGATGTCGATGCTGAAACCCTGATCTCCGGGATTTTCGCCGCCGCGCAAGCGATGGATGAAAAGGATATCCCGGAAGAAGACCGTTACTGCTTCCTGAAACCGAAGCATTATTCGCTGCTTGCCCAGAACACCAAGCTCTACAACAAGGACTGGGGCGGTATGGGTGTGTACGCGGAAGGGAAGATCCTGAAGGTCTCCAACGTCACGTTGGTCAAGACCAACAACTATCCCAACACCAACATTGCTTCGGCGGAAGCCGGAACCAACAACACCTACCACGGGGACTTCTCCAACTCGATTGCCCTGGTTATGCACAAGTCCGCCATCGGAACGGTGAAGCTTCTCGATCTGGCCGTGGAATCAGCGTATGACATCCGCCGTCAGGGCACTCTGATGGTGGCTAAGTACGCGATTGGCCACGGCATCCTGCGTCCCGAATGCGCCGTTGAACTGGCGAAAGCATAGGAGGACTGACGATGACGACTGCACTCTTATCCGCTCAATCCTCCAACGGCTCCGGTACGCCGGTTGTCCTCAGCGCCAAGGTAGATGGTAATGCCTTTGGGATTGCCGTCTACGGAACATTCGGCGGTGGCACGGTCACCATTGAAGTGGCGCTGGACGGCACCAATTACGCCCCCTTGGATACGTTCACGGCAGCCGGAATGAGAAATTACCGGATTTTCGTAGATAACGGCTCCAAGATTCGGGCAACCTTGGCTGGTGCCACTGGGCCAAACATCAATGCCCTCATGAGTGGTGCCTTTATGGGTATCACCCGAACAGACGCCTAATGCTCTCTCTGATGCTCCCATACGGAGGCTGCCGGTTTTCCGGTAGCCTCCTGTTTTTTTGAAATGGAGGCTGACTGATGACGACCACCCCACCGCTTCTAACGGAACTGGAAGCGGTGAACGTGATGCTGTCTGTCATTGGGGAAGCACCGATCAATACATTAACTGGCGCGGCCACGGTGGACGTGATTCAGGCAAAGGCAATCTTGAGCCAGGTATCGCGGGAAGTTCAGAGTGTGGGCTGGCATTTCAATATCGAGAGGGACTATCCCCTGGTGCCGGATATCAACCAGGAAATCAACCTGGCTGCCAACATGGTTCGGGTGGATGCGGATCAATATCCCGAACTCGATGTGGTTCAGCGGGGTTTACGCCTCTATAACCGGAAAGATCATACTTTCAAATTTGAAAAGACCGTCAAGGCAGAAATCATTTTCCTATTGCCCTTTGAGGAGCTTCCACAGACTGCCCGGCAATTTATCGTCATCCGGGCTGCCCGGATTTTCCAAGATCGCATGGTGGGATCAGACATTCTGCATGGTTTTACGGCAGTCGATGAACAAAAGGCATTGTCCGATCTTAAAGAAGCCGAAGGGGACACAGGCGATTACACCATCTTCGACCATTACGACGCCTACCGGCCACTGGACAGGTGGTAAGCCATGCCGCTGGTCAGTGGATCGATCCCGAACCTGATTAACGGGGTCTCACAACAGCCTGCCCCGATTCGCTTGCCATCCCAATGCGAGGAGCAGATCAACGGGTATTCCTCGGTTGTGGAGGGTTTGAAGAAACGTCCACCGCTGGAGTTTGTTGCCAAGCTCAATAGCTTACAAGTCGGTAATGCCTTTATCCATACAATTAACCGGGATTCTACCGAACGGTACGTGGTCATCATTGCGGACGAAGATTTAAAAGTTTATGATCTGGCTGGTGTTCAAAAGACGGTCACTTTTCCCAACGGCACGGCCTACCTGGACGCTGCCGTGCCCTCTACCAGCTTCCGAGCCGTCACCATCGCCGATTATACCTTTGTGGTGAATCTTGGCAAAACCGTGGCTTTTACCAGCAACAAGTCTCCCAAGTATGGCAGCGCCGGATTGGTGTTCGTCAAACAAGCCAACGCCAGCAGCAACTATAAAGTCTTTGTGGATGGCGTACAGAAAGCCAGTCATGCCACCACTACCACTAACATCCAAACCGAATTTATTGCAACACAGTTAGCAACCCAACTGACCACCAATCTGGGAGCGGGGTGGACTGTGACACGGGTTCAGTCCACTGTTCAAATCAAGAAAAATGATGGCACCGCATTCACTCTGGACACCGAGGATAGTAATGCGGGTAATGCGTTGAAATCCGCCAAGGAAAAAATCCAACGCTTTACCGATTTGCCGACCGTGGCCCCTAGAGACTTTTCCATTGAAATCACCGGCGATCAAAGCTCCAGTTTTGACAATTACTTTGTAACCTTTGAACCCAGCGATGCAGGCAGCAACTTCGGCACAGGTGTTTGGATTGAAACCGTCAAGCCGGATATTAACTGGGAACTCGATCCGGCTACCATGCCGCATACCTTAATCCGACAGCCGGATGGTACGTTTATTTTTCAACAGGCAACGTGGGGAAAGCGGATTGTTGGGGATGAAGAGTCGGCACCCAATCCGTCCTTTGTAGGCAGTGTCATCAATGATATTTTTCTATTCAAAAATAGATTGGGCTTCCTGTCTGACGAAAGCGTTATTTTCAGCCGCGCCGGAGAGTTCTTTGATTTTTTCTCGGAAACCGTCACGACGCTGTTGGATAGTGATCCGGTGGACGTGGCGGCATCGAGTAACAAGGTCTCTATCCTACGCCATGCCATTCCTTTTGATGAGGACTTGTTACTCTTTTCGGATCAAACCCAGTTCATTCTCAAGGGTGGGGACATTCTCTCATCCAGGACAGTTTCCATTACTCAGAAAACTGTCTTTGAAAATTCCCGGATCGCCAAACCTGTTGGGGCCGGAAAGAACATATTCTTTGCGGTGAACAACGGAAGCTTTACCCAGATTCGGGAATATTTTGTCTCGGATCAGAATCAGACCAATGATGCCGCCGATATTACCGCCCATGTACCGAAATATATTCCTAAAGATGTGGGCAAGCTGGCTGTCACCACCAACGAGGATCTGCTTTGCACCATCAGCCCCCATGCACTCAATGAGATTTATGCTTACAAATACTATTGGCGTGGCGATGAAAAGCTGCAATCAGCCTGGAGCCGATGGACGTTTGGAGATAATTGTAGCGTCCTCAATATCGACTTTATTGAATCGCTGCTCTATATCGTCACCCAGCGGGCTGACGGCGTGTATCTGGAAAAGATGAACGTTGCCCCGAAGCAGGTGGATACGAATTCAACGTATTTGACCCATTTGGATCGCCGCCTTCAAAACAATAGCTCCGGCGTTTCCGTTTCCTATAATTCAGGGTTGGATGAAACCACTTGGACACTAGCTTACGCCATTTCCGGCGTGATGCAGGTAGTCACCAGGGATAGCGCCGTAGGATTGAAAGAAGGCATGCTGATTCCGGTCATTCAACAAACCGGTAGTACGGTGAAAGTCAAAGGCAAATACGACACCGAGGATGTCTTTATCGGCCAGCAATACGCACTTCGATACACTTTCAGCCACCAGTTCCTGCGGGAAAGTTCACAGAATGGTAGCCAGTCCGCCTTGGTATCGGGACGGCTTCAGATGCGGGCCTGGACGTTGGTGTTTGAGGACACCGGTTTCTTTTCGGTGGCCGTCACCCCAAAATTCCGGGACACCTTCCTTTACAAGTTCACCGGCACCATTTTGGGAGCCGGAAACAATACCATTGGCTCGATTCCCCTGGCGGATGGCGAGTTTACGTTCCTGATCCAGTCTAAAAATGATCAAGTGATCATTGAAGTGATCAACGACACGTTCTTACCCTCTCATTTTTTAAGTGTCGAATGGGAAGCCCTCTACAATCGAAGGAGTCAAAAAGTCTGATGCCCTATCTCAAACCCGCTACCTTGGAAGAGGCGTTTAGCCTCTCCCAGGACTTAAGGCCGGAAGATGAAGCGGAGATTCGGGCGATGAGTGGGCATGAACCAGTGATATCGCTAAACCACGGGATTCAATTCTCAGACTTACCCACCACCGTCATGGATGAGGACGGCTCCGTTTTGGCGCTGTTTGGGGCCGTGCCTACCGGAACCAATCCTTGCGTGGGCGTGGTGTGGATGTTGTGCTCCCCCAAGATTTTGAAACACCGGCGGCAGTTTGCGAAAGAATCCCGCCAGTGGATTGAAGCCATGCACCGTCGGTATGACCTCCTTTGGAACGTGGTGGATGAACGGAACACCGTGCATATCCGTTGGCTCAAGTGGTGCGGCTTTACCTTTATCCAACGGCATGAGGCACTCGGCATTGAACAACGCCCTTTTCTTGAATTTGTGAGGATCAAAACTGACGATGTGTGAACCGGCAACCATTTCCCTGGCGCTGGGTGGATTAGCGATTGTCACCAGCGCCGCTACCGGGATTGCCTCATACGTCGGTCAATCCCAACAGGCGAATGCCCAAGCATCCTATCAAGCCCAACTGGCCCAGGCCCGGAACCAGGAAATTCTCGAAAATGCCCGATTGGCCCAGGAAAGCTATCTCCGACAAGCGCAGCAACTGAATCTCCGGCAACAGCAGGAAGATGAAAAATCGTCCCAGGAGATCCAGCAAACGCGGTTAGACGCCGCGCAAGCCAGGGCCACCACGCGGGTGGCTACCGGAGAAGCCGGTGTATCTGGACTGGCGGTGGATAGCCTGCTTCGGGATTTTTACCGGCAAGAGGATGTCTTTAACGAAAGCGTCCGGCGTAACCGGGACTTCTCCCGTTTCCAGGCCCAGGAAGACATGAAAGGCTTGCAAGCCGAAGCCCAAGGCCGTATTGCCTCCATTCGCCCGTATATTCCTGAGCCGGTTGTCCGTCCCAACTTGTTGGGAACGGCCCTTCAGATTGTCACCGATGTGGCCGCCCTTGGTTCGGATCTGTCCGATAAATACAAACGGTACAAGGACGGCTGGTAGGTATGGCCAAACGAGTTCAGATCACTGGGGAGATTCAACCCCAGGGAATGCAGCCGCAAGCCCGGCCTGTGGACACCTATTACCGGCCACAAGAAGAATCGGTAGCGCCCCCGCCAAAAACCAACAGTTTATTGCAACTGGCTGAATCCCTTCAGCAGATCCAACCCAGCCTGGATCGCTTTATTGCGAATCGGGACAAGCAAATGACCGAAAAACAAAAAGCCGAAGCGGAAGCAATGGCCGGACAACTGGCCCTGCAAAACCAGTCGGATTGGAATTCTTCCATTCAATCCGTTCGCAAGAAATTAAGCGATCCGAATCTTGCACCCATCGAGCGGGAACAATTGTCCAAGCAACTACAACTCTTCCAATCCTCTAACCCGTGGCTTCGGATTTATTACGATAAGGCTCAACTCGGTCAAAAAGCGTTGGAGTTTGATCAGGCGGTTCGCACAGAGTGGGCCAATAACCCGGTTCGAGATAGTGATAATCCCGCTGATTTTGATACCTTCTTTGATGAGCGTTTAAGCAAAGCGTTTGAAGGCATTCAGAGCAAGTATCATACACGGGCGTTTTCGGAAGACTTCTTTCCCCAGGCCCAGAAAACCCGTGAAGCATTGCTGAGTGAGCATATCAACTACCGGCAAAAGCAGGTGATTGAAAATGCCAAGAATGCCTTTAGTAGTCTGGCCACTACGAAGCTCAATAGTTTCCGGGAAGCGTTAGGAACCACCTTGGTGGATCGTGCGCTTGCCATCGGTGAGATAGAAACACTGGATGGAAACCAAAAACTGGAGATGTTCCAAAAAGATCGGGACGCTCTCTATCAGCAATGGGCGGATGATTTATCCAACGAGGCGAAAAAGGCCATCCAGATGACCGGCGGCAGTGGCACCGAGATGAATGCGATTCTGGCTGAATCCATTATTGCGGTGGCTTCCGAAGCCAAGAATCCGAAGATTCTGGATCTGGCCCGCTTCGTTACCACACGGGACAATGCCAAGCTCAGTGATATTGTCGATATCAAAGCGAAGCTCAACGATGCCCGCCGGGCGATTAACAGTGAACGCTTCACCGATGTCCAGCGAGAAGACGCATTGGAGGAGCGCGACCGGAAGGAATTTCTACGCAAGGCCCAGGTGGAAATTTTTGACACGCTACATGGCGATCCCTGGAGTGATCTGTCCAAGTACCGCAAGGATTTCAATGAAAAGCAGATGGCGGATGAGTTCCTGGAAATCCTACAAGTCCAACGCAAGCTCCAAGAGCAACACCGAAACCCAATTCCCCAAGGCCGAGGTGGCACGGCGGATGTTGGTAATTACGTGTATGGCGGCGGGACGGATATCGGGAAAGTCAACCGGGCCTTTCTCAATAATGACATCACCGATGATGAATACCGCCAATACGGACAGACGGTGAATATCAACCGGGATCGGCAATTGCGGGATTCAGGACTCTCGCAACTGAAAAAAGAATTGACCGATACTGCCGTTCAGAATGCCGTGGATCGCTACAAACTGAATCTTTCCAGCTTTGCTTCAAACCGGGCCGAACGAGCGAAAAGCCGAAACATTCAAGTAGAAACCGAAGTGCGCCGCTCCATTGACGCCTGGATACGGGAGCAGGAAAAGAAAAATCTCTCGCCCTCGCGGGATGAACTCAATGACTACATCTGGAACAAGCTGTTTCCCCGGCTGGACAAACAGTTCGGGGCAAGCCAGCAAAGCGGACAACAAAGCACAGGCCAGACCAGTAGCCTCACGTCCGAGCAAGCCAAGCGAATGATCGATGATATCAACCGCTCTACTTTAACACTCCAACGTAAGCAACAGGCCATTCAAG